CATGACCAGTTAGACGACGTGATTAAGCTCCTACGTCGTGACCCGACAAGTCGTCAGGCTGTAATTGAAATGTGGGATCATAAAGATCTCAACAAGCGTACTAAGGACAAAGCCTGCAACACTCAAGTGGTGTTTGATACCCGTGGCGGTCGGCTCAACATGACGGTGTTCAATCGTTCGAACGATTTATGGTGGGGCGCGTACGGAGCTAATGTGGTTCATTTTAGCTTTCTGCAAGAATTTGTCGGTTGTGCTATAGGTTTGCGTACCGGAGTTTACAGGCAGGTTAGCAATAATCTTCACCTTTACACAGAGCTATATAACGCTAAGAAATATGTAGATATGCCGCCAGACCCAGACGTGTATGATCATTATTCTTCCGGTAACGTCAGACCAGCGCCAATAATGTTGAACGGTGAATACAGAGTATTTTTAGCGGACTGCGAGGCTTTCTGCAACGATCCGTTCAATCAAAGTGCTAAATATAAAAATCCGTTCTTTACGTATGTCGCCCAGCCGTTAGCTATGGTGAGCCGCATACGTAAGATACATGCCGGTGATGGGCGCGGTTACGCGGCAAAGATTCGAGCAGAGGACTGGCGTAGAGCCGCGTTTGAGTGGATTGACAGACGCGACGTAGCAAGAGCCGAAAAGGAATAAGCAATCGGTTTCAGGTTGTCGATTGGAAATAACAATCTGGCAACCTGCGTTTTGGGTTATAATTTTTTACATAACTACTAACTGAGGAACTCATGAAAGACACTTTAGAATTCATCATCGCTGGAATGGAAGTAAAACGGTATCATACCGTAACTACGTTAGTTACTGAGACTGTCGGTCATCACTCTGCGGGAGTGGCGCTCATGGCTATGATGATCGATTTAAACCCAAGTAAAGGTCTACTCATCTCAGCGTTGTTTCATGATTTAGCAGAGCACCAGACGGGAGACATACCTTCCCCGGCGAAGCGTAAGTACGGCATTCATGATCAGGTTAATGATTTGGAAGAAAAGCTATTACGTTCTGCCGGTTTGGCTATGCCTCAGTTAGATGAGATTGACCGGCGAACTCTAAAGTTGGCCGACATAGCGCAAGGTGCTTTGTTCTGCTCTCGTGAGATATCCCTTGGTAACAAACGCATGCGTGGCGTGTTTGACAGGTACATATCTTACGCAGAAGAGATGATGCTCATCGGTCGTGAAAAACAATTATTTGATTTAATTAAGGAGTCTGTGAAATGAAAGCTAACAACATTCAAGTAGGAGGCGACCATTACAAAAACTCAAATATTCCTGACCATTGGGACGTCGTTATTGCGCTTAATTGGGATTACTTGCTCGGCGCAGCTACTAAGTACCTCTGGCGGCTCGGTCGTAAGGGTGACGAAAAGAAAGCACTCGAAGATCTTGACAAAGCTATACATTATCTCCAGAAGAAGCGTGAGTTAATGGTGTCTGAGTTGACGCGTGATGACGGTTCGGATGCGTCTTACGCGTATGTGAATCAAGACTAACATGGCCACTTTCGTATTTGACTGCGAGACTCTACCGAACCGCACCTTGGTGTGTTTCAAAGATATAGAGTCTGGCGATATGTTTGATTTATGGCGGCATGAGGAAGATTCGCCTACTAAGCTGCTTAAGTTTCTGCAGCAACCTGACGCTACTTTTATTGGATTTAACAACAAGTCGTTCGATGACATAGTTGTAGCTGCTTGGTGTATGGGGCGTAATGAGATGGAGATTAAATACATTGCCAATGACATTATTGTCAATCGTGTAGCTCCCTGGAATGCGTTCCGTAAGTATGCCCTGCGGGAAGTTGGTTTTGACAGTATTGACTTGATTGAGGTTGCTCCATCGTTCGTCGGTCTAAAGGCTTATGGCGCTCGTATGCACATGCCGAAGCTGCAAGACATGCCTATAGCGCATGATGTTATAGTAAGCGTCGAGCAAGAGCCTGAGATATTAGAGTATTGCCATAATGATTTAGACACGACGCACGAGCTGCTAAACCAGCTAGAGAGTGAAGTCATGCTACGTGTTGAAATGTCCCGTCAGTATGGCGTAGACATGCGTAGCAAGTCGGATTCTCAGATGGCTGAGCAGGCTTATATCAAGTCAATGCGGCTGAAACGCAAAGACAATGAGATACCGAAGACGGTGAAGTATACGCCGCCGGAGTTTTTGAAGTTTCAGAATGCGGAGTTGCAAGGGTTATTAGAGAAAGTGTCTACCCACGTGTTTGACATGAACCAGAGCACCGGCCACGTCATACTGCCAGAGTTCCTGGGGGGAGTTACGATTCAGTTTGGTTATGGGGTCTATCAGCTGGGAGTGGGCGGCATACACAGCGTTCACGACAAGCAGGTGTGTCACGTGGCCGGTGATGATGTAATCTGTGACATTGACGCGGCCTCGTTTTACCCGAGTATTATCTTGGAATGCGGTTTTGTACCGGCCTCGCTGGGTCGGCAGTTCGTAGACGAGTACAGAAAGATCTATGAGCGCCGGTTAGAAGCGAAGCGTAACGGCGACAAGGTTACTAACGAGACGCTCAAGATTAGTTTGAATGGCACCTTTGGTAAGTTAGCGAGTAAGTACTCTGTTTTGTACTCGCCGGACTTAATGCTGGCGGTGACTTTGACGGGGCAGTTCACGTTGTTGATGTTAATAGAGTGGTTAGAGTTAGCAGGGGCAGAGACTTTGTCTGCTAATACCGACGGCATAGCGATTCGCTACCCGAAGGCGCTGCAAGAGGAGGTAGATAGGGTTGTGGCTAGGTTTAGTGAAATATCCCGTTTCGCGTTCGAATTTACACCGTACCGTGCGTTAGCGATGAAGGACGTAAACAATTACATAGCAGTTAAACCTGACCGGACTGTTAAAGTAAAGGGTATATACGCACCGTTATCGTTAAAGAAGAACCCGACAGCTCAGGTAGCAGCGGAAGCAGTCTGTAATTGGTTAGCGAAAGGTATACCGTTTAATGAGACGATACGCAACGCACCGTTCCAAGACTTTATATCTGCGCGTAACGTAACCGGCGGTGGGCAGCAAGAAGGTATATACCTAGGTAAAGTGGTTCGGTGGTATCAAAGTCATAACACCGGTTTGGATATACGCTACGTGTCAAATAATAACAAGGTTCCAAAGACTGACGGTGCCCGAGCCTGCATGGTTTTGAAAGACAAAGTGGTTCACCCGCAAGATCTTAATTATTCGTGGTATGAGAAGGAAGCAATAAAGATTGCAATATGTGTAGGGTGTGAATCGTTTTTAACAGCAGAAGAAATAGCGTTGGTGACTCCGCCACCTAAAGAACCAAAGAAGAGGGGTAAAAATGGAACACGGTAATTTGAGAACAGTATACGTAGTTCAGGTCGACAATAATAAAGACATGTCTGACGCAAAGCAGTATGGTAAATTGCAGGCCGTTTTCGGTAATCCTCGCAAACCATACGACACCGCAAATATGGTCTCTAAAGCACGTAAAGTACTTGAGAATTGGAACTCAGGAGATTACCTGTTGATGATTGGCGACCCTACTCTCTGCGCAGTTAGTATGGCGCTCGTAGCAGAACAGAATGACGTGGTTAACATATTGAGCTGGGACAGGAACACTTTCCAGTATATGCCACAGCGTTGGGACTTTAACCTGATGCATGACGATTTCGTAACGGCAGATGACTAACTGCCACCAACCAAGAAAGGAAAACAAATGTCAGATTGGAAATCAACTTTAAGGGTGGGTAAGCAGGAAGTACCACCGCGTATTTGTATTTACGGAGGGCACGGTATCGGCAAGTCTACGTTGGCTAGCCAGTTCCCCAGCCCGATCTTTATCAGCACTGAGGATGGTCTCGACTCATTAGACGTGACTAGCTTCCCGCGTGCAGCAAAGATCACCGACGTAGTCGAGAGCATTAAAACTCTCATTAAGGAAGATCATAAATTCAAGACGGTCGTAATTGACTCTGTTGACTGGTTGATTGAGCCGTTGATTGTCAGCAATGTGGAGTCTACGCATGAAGCAAAAGACCTTGCCTACGGCAAAGGTCAGATGATGGTAGCTGAAGAGTTCCGTGAGATTCTGCAGGGTCTTGATGCGTTGCGCCTCAAGCGTAACATGAACGTGGTTTTAATTGCTCACGCAGCGGTGGTGAAGTTTGAAGACCCGCGCACTGAGCCGTATGATCGCTATCAACCGAAGTTGCCGAACCGCTGCAATGCGTTGCTCCAGGAATGGGCAGACGTACTCGCGTTCGCTGCTTTTAAGGTAATTATCAAGAAGTCTGATGCAGGGTTTAATAACACAAAAAACCGTGGTGTCAGCACTGGTGAGCGGTTACTACATTTTGTAGAAAACCCAGCATACGCTGCAAAGAATCGTTACGCTTGCCCAGACGAGATCGAAATGACAATCGAAAACTTGTCAAAACTCATCCCACTTGCAAATTAAGGAAAACATCATGGCTAAATTTGGTTTTGACATTACAGAAGTTGACGCATCACAACAAACCGGCGGTGGTGGTTCTTACGACCCTATCCCTGAAGGCGATTATGTTCTCAAGGCTGTTGAGGCAGTTGAGAAAGACACTAAAGCCGGAACAGGTTCTTACATTAACGTCAAGTTTGAAGTTGTTAAGGGTGAGTACGCTGGACGCCTGGTGTGGAATATTTTCAACATCAACAACCCTAGCGAGAAGGCACAAAACATCGGTCGTCAACAGCTGGTGGCGTGGGCTACTGCCTGCGGTAAGCCAGACGCAGACGACACCGACAAGCTGCTTGAGAAGCCGTTCGCCGCTACCGTCAGCATTGACCCAGCTAAGGGTGGGTATTCAGCAAGTAACCGTATTAAAGGTTTCCTGTTGGATTCAGAAGACAAGCCTAAGGTCGTAGCGAAGTCAGCTCCAAAAGCCGCAGCGCCAGCGAGCAAATCCGCTAACCCTTGGGATTGATTTATGGGGTGGTTAAGCCAGCAACTGAGGATGTCAATGTGGGGAATTTTCTGGCTTTCTGCCCCACCT